AAGAATTAGATGACCTTATTTAAGTGGATAGACGAACTATTCACTAAGAAAAGACCTTGGGATAGTTTTTCAAAAGAGGAACAAAAGAAGTTCAGTCCGTTTATGGTAAATCGTTATTTAAGTATGAATAATGATTTCTTACCTATTGTTAATCACTTTCAGAAGTTAACCATCGAGGTAATGCCACATTCTGCTGTATATAAGTTCTATTGTTCCTTACTTCCAAATAAGAAAACTTATCTAAGATATCTTAGTGGTAAAAAAACAAAGGTCAACGAGAAGGTTGTCCCTTTTATTCAAGAATATTTTGAGGTTAGCAAGATACAAGCTAGTGAATATTATCAGTTGATGAATAAAGACGAGTTGAAGTCTTTACTAACCAAGTATGGTAAAACAGAAAAAGAAATAAAAAAGATGGGTGTTAGATGAATAAATTATTTATGGCTATGTCCATATCGTTGTTAGGACATATTATTGCTTGGTTTCATATGCAAGGTCAGTTTAAGTATGAGTGGGCAAAAAGTTTATGGTGGATAGTTCTTGGTGGAATACCTATAAGTTTTTGTTTTTTCTATGGAACAAAGTGGTACTATGACTATTTTCAAAATTATTGGTATGTTAGACCAATAGGATTTGGTATGGCAACGCTAACTATGGGTATTTTAACTTGGTTGGTTTTGAATGAAGTGCCAGATACAAGAACTATCATATCGTTAGTTTTATCAGTTGTTATTATTGCGATACAATTATCACATTTAATTATAAAATAGAGGTTATAATGAATATAAAAGAAAGAGAACTTAATAAGTCAAGTGACACTCATCCCGTTGTAGAACAAATGGAGAAAGAATGGCCACAGATGACTAGAGAGTTTAAGAGATTACAGAGAGAACAGTACGAATTGTTTTGTAGAAAACAACATGATTATGGTCCTGGTAATATTTCAGTTGGAACTATGTTACAAACCGATGAAGAAGTTCACTTATCACTTACAGGTTTGTGGTTTAGAATGAACGATAAAATTCAGAGGTTAAAGACTTTGATTATGACTGGCAGAGAATCTGCTGTAGACGAACCATTAGAGGATGCATATTTAGATGTATCTAACTATGGTATTATGGCAACAATCGTTAAAAATGGTAAATGGGGTAAATAATGGAAAGACATTGGGGAGAAAAACAAAAGAAAAAACAACCAAGAAAAGCTGATGCGTCTACTGGTGAAAAACACATATCGGTACAAGATAACAAGATATACTTTTACTCTGGCGTCAATAGAAATTCTTGTGTAGAGTTAAATAAAAAAATTGGTGAATTAGAAAGTAAAAGCTTGACATTATCCAAAACTCTTAGTATATTACCACCGTCAATAAAGATATTTATCAATTCAGGTGGTGGCACTATAGTTAGTGGTATTGCTTCTATGGACACCATATTGAGATGTAAAGTTCCTGTTGAGACATATGTTGATGGTTTTTCTGCCAGTGCTGCTACATTCTTAACAGTAGTTGGTAAGAAAAGATATATGAGTAGGAATTCATATATGCTGGTTCATCAATTATCTACTACATTTTGGGGAACTTATTCTAACTTTGAAGATGAGAAGCAAAACTTGGATTTGATGATGAAGAATATTAAGAACATCTATAAACAATACACAAAGATACCAATGAAGAAACTTAACGAAATACTAAAACACGATTTGATGTGGGATGCTAAAACTTGTTTAGAATATGGAATGATTGACGAAATTATTTGATGGCACATATATCACATAGTCAGTTTACCACTTATAACGATTGTAACCTTAAATGGAAACTTCGTTATATAGATAAATTAGGAACTTTCGTAGGTAACATACACACTCTCTTTGGTTCAGCAATGCACACCGTGATACAAGAATATCTATCGGTAATGTACAACAAATCTATTGTTGCTGCTGAGAAGATTAACATGGAGTCTCGGTTAAAAGAAGAGATGGTTGCTGAGTTTACTAAGATAAAAGAAAGTCAAAATGTGTTACCTTGTAGTCAAGACGAAATGATGGAGTTCTATCAAGATGGTCTTGCCATCTTAGAACATTTCAGAAAGTATCGTAATAAATACTTTATGAAACAGAATTGGGATTTAGTTGGTATAGAAGTTCCAATCCTAAAAGATGTCCAAGAGGGTGTGGAAATGATGGGTTTCTTGGATGTTGTCTTACGAAACAAGATATCAGGTAAGGTGGTTATCATTGACCTAAAAACTGCTACTCGTGGTTGGACAGATTATCAGAAGAAAGATTTCAATAAGAAATCTCAGTTGTTGCTTTACAAGAAATATTACTCAGAACTATTTGATGTTCCATTGGATAAGATAGATGTAATGTTTTTGATTTTAAAAAGAAAGATAGCTAAGAATCCTGATTTTCTAATCACAAGACTACAGAAGTTTGAACCGGCAAACGGAGTTCCAAGCATCAATAAGGTTATGGCTAAGTTTGATGAGTTTAGAAAAGGTGTCTTTGATGATAAGGGTAAATATCTATTAGAAAGAACTTATGCTGCGAAACCAGGTAAGGTATGTAAGTTCTGTGAATTTTACGATACGGAGCATTGTAAATGGGGGAAAATCCTATAAAGGTAGGAATTGTAGGGAGTCGTAAGTACGAAAACCGAAAGAAAATAAAAGAGTTTATCTTCAAGTTGAAGACAGATAAAGGTGCTGATACAATAATAGTTAGTGGTGGATGTAAAACAGGTGCTGATAGGTACGCTAAAAAGTATGCCTTAGAGTTAGGATTACAGTATCAAGAGTTTCCACCGTTTCATGAAACCTGGAACATCTATTGTCCGAAAGATAAACAAGATTATGGTAGGCCATATAGTATTAAAAACTTTTTTGCTCGTAACAAAATAATAGCAGCTTACTCTGATTATGTGGTAGCTTTCATTCCACGAGGTGTAGAGTCAAAGGGTTCTATGTCTACAATTAATTATGCCAAGAAATTTGGAAAAAAACATCTTGTTATTGATTAAAGTATATATTTATATATACGAGTTATAAACAAGGAATCGGTTATGAAAAAAGATACTTTAACGAAGTTGACATCTGTAAAAATACTTAAATCACTATATGAACAATTTAAGTTTAAAACGGTCAACTCATCAATGAATTTACAAAAGTTAGTCAATCGTTCTATTCATCAATACATCCACGACAATGTTATTCAGGAACAAATAGAAACTTACGACCAACTTCATGTAAGTGGGAGTCAATTCTAATGAGAGAAGAATTAATTAAAGCAAGTGCAATACACTTTGAGGCACACATAGAAAAACATCGTATAAACGTTGAAAATCTATTACACAATTCAGTTGGTGTAGCAGAACACGCTGATATCATGGAAACCATAGAAAAAGAGTTAGAAATTATCGCCGAATATGATGATAAATTAAGTGTTCTGAATAAATATTTTCCTAAAAATTATCAAGGTGATGACACAAGGAAGTTGATAAATGGCTAAGAAAAAAATATTATTAATGTCTGATGACTTAAGGATGCATAGCGGAGTAGCTACTGTATCAAAAGACATTGTGTTTGAAACACTAAATGAATACGATTGGGTTCAGATTGGTGGTGCAATAAAACATCCTGAAAAAGGTAAAGTTATTGATATGTCACAAGGTCTTGACGAGTTTGGAATAAAAGATGGTTATTTAAGAGTATATCCTGTTGATGGTTATGGTAATGAAGACATCCTTAGAGAAGTTATGGCTTTAGAAAAACCAGATGCTATACTCCATTATACAGATCCTCGTTTTTGGATATGGTTCTATAACATGGAGTCTGAGATTCGTAGAGAAATTCCAATATTTTATTACAATATTTGGGATGATTTACCAGATCCACAATATAACAGAAACTACTATAGAAGTTCAGATTTGTTGATGGCAATATCTAAACAGACATATGGTATAAACAAAAGACTATTACCTGAGTATCAGGATTGGCAAATAACTTATGTGCCACATGGTATATCGGAGAGAAGATTTCATAAAGTAGAAGATGATAATACTTCACTATTAGATTTTGATGCTAAATATGGTCTATCTGATAAGACCTTTAAAATACTTTATAGTAATAGAAACATTCGTAGAAAAATGCCAGGTGATGTTCTATTATCTTATAAATACTTTATGGATGAATTAACACCTGAACAAAGAAAAGAATGTGTTCTCATCTTTCATTGTGCTCCAATAGATGAAAACGGCACAGATTTACCAAGAGTGCAAAAACATCTATGTCCAGATTATGATATCTGTTTTACATACGATTTAGAAAATAGACCGTTCAATGATTCAGAAATGAATTTATTATTTAACTCGTCCGATGTCTATATTAACCTTGCTAGTAACGAAGGTTTTGGTTTAGGTAGTTGTGAAGCGATGACCGTTGGAACACCGATAATTGTAAATGTTACTGGTGGATTACAAGACCAATGTGGATTTAGAAAAGATGGTGAGTTCTTAACACCTGATGATTATATCGAGTTAGGTTCTAATCATTTAGGAACTCATACTGAACATGGTGAGTGGGTATTTCCTGTTTATCCATCTAATAGAAGTTTACAAGGTTCACCAGCCACACCTTACATTTGGGATGATAGATGTAAACCAGAAGATGCGGCAGTTCAGTTAAGAAAACTATACGACTTAGGTAGAGAACAAAGAAAAAGATTAGGTTCAATTGGAACGGATTTTTGTAGGGAAAATCAAATGACAGCAAAAGCAATGGGACAAAATTTTATTGATTCTATGAATAGTGCTTTTAAAAATTGGAAACCAAAATCAAAATATCATATGGAGGCAGTATGAAACGGATTGTGTTAATGATAGCACCTTTCAACACGCGTAGTGGTTATGGTGATCACGCTCGTTCAATATATTATTCTATCATGGATAGACAAGATTTGGATATTAAATGTATTGATGTGAAATGGGGAAACACACCACGAAATCATCTTAGACCTGAAGTTCCAAGACACAAGAAGTTATTAGATACCTTTATAAATCAAGACCAAATAAAAGGTCAGCCAGACATATTGATTGATATCAGAATACCTAATGAGTTTGCTACTGGTGGAAAAGTTAATATTGGTATAACTGCTGGTGTAGAAACTGATGTTGTTTCGCCTGAGTTTTTAGATGGCATGAACCGAATGAACTTTAATATAGTTCCATCTAAATTTACAGCAGAAACATTTAATCGTTGTACTTATGACCGAATGGAAAATCAACCAAACGGAGAAAAGGCAAAAGTTGGTGAAGTTAAGAACGAAAGACCTATCCATGTTTTGTTTGAAGGAGTTGATACTAACGTATATTCTCCGAAACAAAAACATGAATTAGAGGGTAAACTATATGAAGAATTAGATGAACTTATCAAAGAAGATTTTGCCTATCTACATGTAGGTCAATGGGGAAATGCTAAATTTGGTGAAGACAGAAAAAATATCGGAGTTTTAATAAAATCATTTTTAAAGTCTTTCGCCAACATACCTAATGCACCAGCACTTGTTCTTAAAACGAATGGTGCCAATTTTAGTATTCTTGATAGACATGATATGAAAAAGAGAATACAAGAAGTAAAAGAAATGTTTTCAGGAGTAAACTTACCAAACATTTATTTAATACACGGCGACCTTACTATTGATGAAATGTCAACACTTTATAATCATCCTAAGATTGGTGCTTTCATCACTTGTACTCACGGTGAAGGATTTGGAAGACCGATGTTAGAAGCTAGTTGTTGTGATTTACCTGTAATTGCTACTAAATGGAGTGGCCACCTTGACTTTTTAACAGATTCAGAATCTATGTTGATTGATGGTTTTCTAAAGGAAGTTCCTAAATCGGCTTTATGGAAACCAATTATTGTAGAACCATCAAAATGGTTTAACGTAAATGAAGCTGACGTTGTGAGAAAAATTAGAACTTTTCACAAGAAAAGAAAATTAATACAAAAGAAAGCTGTTCGTTTAGGCAAAAAAAATAGAAGAGAGTTTTCTCTGATAAAAATGAAAAATGAATTTAATAAAATATTAGATGAAGTTTTAAAGTCAGTACCACAATCTGTGAGTTTGAAATTGCCAAAACTTAAAAAAGTAGGCGGTGAAAAATCACAACCAGCAAAACTTAAATTACCTAAATTGAAAAAGGTGACCTAATGGAAGATTTTGTGTTAAGAGTCAAGTGTCCATTAGACTCTTGTAGTGAGGTAGAAGAGTCAATGGTATTGTTAGGTGATAATGAACAGAACATGCAATGCTTAGCCTGTGGATACGCTTCTAATAGTAGTATGAAAACTCACATCAAACCTTTTCCTGAAGATTTTAAAGATGTGTGTGTAGAAACAGATAAGGGTAGGTATTGGGCACCATCAGTATTCACTACGGAAAACTATAATGTTGTTCCTATGGTCGATGAAGGTGTATTAAAGTGGAGAATATTCCCACATCAGGATCCTGAAACAGAAGTGATAGTTCCTAACTTTATAGATGCTTATAAAATGGTAGAAAAAATGGAGAAAGTTCTTGGCGAGACGATACAACAATAGAAGAATAGTTAAGTCTATTCAGACAATATCATTTGGTAGATTGTTACCTGGTATGATAGTCACTTTTAACTATTCAGAAAGTGGTGTTACGGATCCTCGTCCTATTTTACTTTTTCTACATAGGAATTCGATAAGTAATAACCTTGAAGGACTAAACTTAAATTATCTTAATCCAACAAAGTTGAAAAAATTATTTCAAGTTATGGATTTTAAAAAGACTAAACTGGATGAGGTTGAGAATTTAATTAACTTAACAGACGATTACTTTCGAATTCAGATTTCTAATCCAAAGAAAAGGTCTGCTATGTCCACTAAAAGATTTTATAGTGACGTTGTATCATCAGATAAATACTTTCAAGAGGCATATAGAGCATATAAACTTAGTAAATTAACTTCATTAAAAGTTACACAAATAAACACACAATTTATTCAATGAAAATTAGTTATTCAATGTTGGTTCACAATGAAACCGACACTCTTGAAAAGTTATTAGAATTTTTAGTAAAATTCAAACAACCACAAGACGAAATTGTTGTATTAGACGATTACTCTACCGAGGAAAAAACTAAAGCCATTTTAGATTATTATTCTTCAGCGGAGGGTATTATATTAGACCAACGAAATCTACTGCATGATTTTGCAAGTCAAAAAAACTACCTTAAGAATATGTGTTCGAGTGATTATAGTTTTAATTTAGATGCAGATGAAATGGTTTCACATTGGTTCATGAAAGACATACACGAGATACTTGAAGGTAACGAAGTTGATTTAATATATGTTCCAAGAATAAATACAGTAGATGGGATAACGGAGGAACATTGTAGAATGTATGGTTACACGATGAATGAAAAGGGGTGGATAAACTTTCCTGATTGGCAACCTCGTATCTTTCGTAACAGACCAAACATTCGTTGGGAAAAACCTGTACATGAACGGGTAGTCGGTTTTCAGACTTATGCCCATTTACCAATGGAACAAAAGTATTCTATTATCCACACTAAAACAATAGAAAGGCAGGTAGAACAAAACAGATTCTACAATGAAGAAATAACTGCAAAACTTAGAGGAATTTAATGGCACATAAAGAACAATGGGTATTTTGTGGTAAAGTAAAAGCTTTACATCCACATTATTTTGAAAATAAAAAAGTTTTAGATATTGGTTCATTTGATGTAAACGGAAATGAAGAGTTTTTGTTTAAAAACTGTGAATTCACAGGACTGGATATAGGTCCTGGTGATGGAGTGGATGTTGTTTGTCCGGCTGAAAAATATGATAAACCAGATAATTATTTTGACACAATAATTTCTTGTGAGTGTTGGGAACATAATCCTAATTATAAAGAAAGTATTCGAAATGCAATTAGAATGTTGAGAAGTGGTGGTTTGTTTTTCTTTACATGTGCTACAACAGGTCGTCCAGTTCATGGAGTTTCTTATTTAGAAGAACAATGTTCAAAACAATATGATAATTGGAAAACACTACCAAATGTACAGAGAGAAAATTGGGATAATGATTACTACAAAAACATAACCGAGCAAGATATAAGAGAAGCTATTGATGTAGATAAAATATTTAGTAGTTACCAATTTGAAGTGGAAGAAAATCATTGTGATTTATACTTTTGGGGAATTAAGAAGTGATAAAAGTAAGTTTACTTGAATTAGACAAACACCGCAACGAAACTTCTTTTAGGTATTATGTCGTTAACCAAAATCTTTTTAGGGATGTTGGTATAGAATTTACAACATCAGATACCTATGATTTTGCTATGGTCGGTCAGGCAAGTATCATAGATAAAAAGTTACCTTTAAAAGAATCAATAGATAAAGGACTTGATTTTATATCAAAAATAAATGGTGATTATATAATATTTGATGGCCAAGATTCTACTACTTTGATGGGAACATTCGATGTTTTTTCACAATCCTCTGCAATATTGTTTTTGAAAACGGTTTATCTAAGTGATTTTGAATTATACAAACAAGGTTGGGCTAATGGTAGAGTATATTGGGGCAAAGGTGATTACTCTGTTCCTAATATAGATGAGTATAAACACAAGATGAAATTGTCCGGCACTAATTGGGGTAATACTTTTTTTCCAAATGGTATTTTTAATTTTCACGGTTACGATTCTAATAAAAAGTATGATGTATGTGGTATGTTTCAATATCCTTTATTAGAACAAGTTTATGAACATGAATTATGTCAGACATCTTATTACAATAAATGTAGAAAACCTGTCTACGATCTTATTCAATCAGATAGATATAATGCTTGTAAGTTAATTGATGGTCAACGAATTCCACAAGAAGAATATTTACAAAACATGTATAATTCAAAAATAGTATTTTCTCCATATGGCTTTGGTGCTTATGGAGCTCCAAGAGATGTACAGGCTGCACAATTTGGTTCTGTGTTAATAAAACCAAGAATTGATTGGATAGATACGACACCTAATATGTATGTTGAAAATGAAACTTATATTGCTTGTGCACAAGATTTTCATGATTTGGAAGAAAAGGTAGATTATGTATTAAGTAACTTCAATGAGTTACAACCTTACCTTACCGAAAATTTTAGAAAAAGACTAACAGAGGTTTACAATCCAATTAATCTTGTTAAACATACATATAATTTATTTAATGAACTAGACGAGGTAGAAACATCATGAAGTTTGGTTTAATGACAGACGACACAGCAATAAATTCTTATTATATAAAAGATGGAACTGCTTTTGGTTATCATAATGATGAGCCGTACATTTATCACCATGCTTTTTCATCTGAATGTTTTGTTGCTATGATGAACTTACCATTTTTGTTTGAGTTTGGATGTTACATAAATTGGATAGAGTGGCAAGACAAAGGGTTGCCAGATTATGACTTGGATTTAATATTATATGACAATGGAAAAATTGGACTTGAAGATAAACATTATGGCGACTACAAGGTAGACATACTGAGAGAAAAATATCCAAACGCTAAAATAATGGGTTGGATAAAAGAAGTAAATGTGGCAAACGAAAGAAGATTAGAAAACAGAGTCAGATTTTTGAATGATTGTGATGCTATAATCACATCTGGTATTTCAGAAAATTTTAAAAATATTGATATGTTTAAGTATTTGAGAAGTGTTGTAGATAAAAAGTGGTATTTTATATCACAACCAGTGAATACTAATTATCTATTTGATAACTTTTATTCCGAAGAAAAGGAAAATGTTATTTACGCTTACTTACCTAATCCAATGTACAGAAGAGGTAGGACGTATGACTTTACAAACTATCTTGGTGACAAGTACAACATTGAAGTTAGAAGAAAACCACTTTTACCAGGTCAAGATTTTGCTCACATGAGTCAATGGGAGTTTATTGATATGTGGTCAAAATGTGCTTACCACTTCAACATGGATCCATCTGATATTCATCCTGGCAATCAAATTATGCAAACTGCTTCTGTTGGATGTATAAATCTTGGTGGTTTAAACGAGTCCCACAATATATTGTATCCACAAACAGCAACTTGTGATGAAAGTATTTTAGAAGAAAAATTTGTAGAGTATTTGAATGATGAAAATAAGAGATTTGAAACGATTCAGTATGCATGGGAAAAGGTAAATGAGGTCTATGGATATAAATCAGTTTTAAATCAAATAAATAAAATATATGGAGAACTTAAATGAAAGCTTTAGTAACTGGTGGCGTAGGATTTATTGGTACTAATTTAGTTAAACGATTATTGGACGATGGTAATAAAGTTGTTAGTTTAGATAACTATACAACAGGAGTGAAAGAAAATGAAATACAGCAAAAAGGTGTTCAATACTTTGATGTTGATTTGAGATATGTACACGATTATGACTTTTTTATGGATAAACCTGATGTTATTTTTCATACAGCTGCACTTGCTAGAATACAGCCATCATTACAGGATCCAACTACGACCATTCAAAATAATTTTGATAGCACACTTAACATATTAGAGTGGGCTAGACGTAAAAAATGTCCTGTTATATTTGCTGGTTCAAGTTCTTTTCATCAAGGGTTGTGGGGTAGTCCTTATGCTTGGTCAAAGTTTGCTGGTGAACAACTTTGTGAACTATACAATAAGGTTTATAATTTACCAACTGCTATTTGTAGGTTTTACAATGTGTATGGTCCACATCAGATAGAGGGTGGTGACTATGCTGCTGTCATTGGTATTTTTGAAAGACAATATAAAAACCATGAACCGTTAACCATAACTGGTGATGGGGAACAAAGAAGAGACTTTACTCATGTAGATGACATTGTTGATGGTCTAATTAGATGTGGAGAAAAGATAAATAAAGTTAGTGGTGAAGAATTTGAACTTGGTAGTGGGGTTAATTTTTCAATTAATGAAGTAGCAAATATGTTTGGAGATGATTATTCAAAAGAGTATATTCCTGCAAGAGATGGGGAGTATGAAATGACATTATGTACTGATGATAAAGCCAATAAATTATTGGGTTGGAATCCAAAAAATAATATTAACGACTATATTAAGGGAGTTGTAAGATGAGTGTAAAAATACCAAAACATCTTGAGAAAAAAAGAGATGTTACAATTACGAAAGAAGAGCTCATAGAGTTTGAAACTGAAGTTAAAAATAAATACGAAGATGGAGAAGTAAAAGCTCCTATTCATTTAGCTAAAGACAACGAAGATGAGTTAATTGAAATTTTCCAATACATAGGTGTAAATGATTGGGTGTTTCAGGCTTGGAGAAATCACTACCACGCTTTACTACATGGTTTTGACAGACAACAATTAATGGATGACATTGTTGAGGGTAGAAGTATGGCTACAAGTAGTAATATCCATAAGTTTTATTCTTCTGCGATAGTAGGTGGTGTAATACCAATCGCTCTTGGAACTGCCATGGCTTTAAAGAGAAACGACTCGGATGATAAAGTGTGGTGTTTTGTTGGGGATATGACTTTTGAAACTGGTGTTTTTCACGAGTCATATAAATATGCTAAAAACTTTGACTTACCAATTCAGTTTGTAGTCGAAGATAATAATTTAAGTGTTCACACACCAACAGATGCTGCTTGGGGTATTAGACAAGAAGTACCAGATGATGTTGTGTACTATAGATATGAAAATGGATACCCACACCACGGTACTGGTGCTTGGGTTAACTTTTAAGGGGTTATCATGAAATACAAAGATGAATTAATTAGGTCAATGAAATGGCTTGGTGAAAAAGAAAATACATTATTTTTAGGTCAAGCTACAGCATTTAGTGGTCACGCTATTTCTGGTACTTTAACTGAAGTACCTAAAGACAGACTAATTGAGTTACCTGTGATGGAAGAAGTTCAAATGGGTATGTGTGCTGGTCTTTCACTTGAAGGATATGTACCAATATCAATATATCCAAGATTTAACTTTATGATGTTGGCAATAAATCAGTTAGTTAATCATATTGATAAAATGAAAAAAATGAGTAAGGGTATGTTAGTTCCGAAAGTAATTGTTAGAGTTGCTGTTGGTGCAAGAAAACCATTAGACGGTGGAGAACAACACACTCAAGATTTTACTAAATCAATAGAATGTATGTTAACCGATACAACTTTAGTTGAGTTAACGGAGCCAGAACAAGTATTTGACACCTTTGTTGACGCTTATAATAGAAATGGCTCTACTGTAATTGTTGAGTGGGGAGATTTTTATAGTGAAAAATAAGTTCAAGTGGCAACTGATAAATGATAGTATCACAGATGGTGACAAAAAAGCATTAACAGATTTTATCAATACACCCAATCAAAGGTTTACAAATGGTCCTAAAGTTAAAGAATTTGAAAAAGCTTGGTCTGAATATGTGGGATGTGATTTTAGTGTATTTGTAAACTCAGGTGCCTCAGCTAATTATATTATGGCTTCAATTATGAAAGAAGAGAAAGGAGTTGGTGAGGTTATCGTGTCTCCTTTAGGTTGGGTTTCGGATGTATCACCATTAGTTAATTTGGGATTTACTCCTGTCTTTGTTGATGTCAGTATGGAAAATATGTCTATCACTCTTGATAATATCAAGACTGCTGTTACGGATAAAACAGTTGGTGTTTCTTTAGTTCATGTTCTTGGGTTTGCTGCTGTAACAGATGAGATGAAAAAGTTTTGTGATGATAACGATTTATTTTTTATTGAAGACTGTTGTGAGTCTCATGGAGCAACTTATAAAGGGACTAAAGTGGGTAACTTTGGTGCGGTCTCTAACTTTTCTTTTTACTTTGGACATCACATCACTACGATTGAAGGTGGCATGGTTTGTACAAACGATGAAAGGTTATATGATTACGCAAAACTATTTAGGTCACATGGAATGACGAGAGAAGCTTCAGTTCAACTTCAAGAACAATATGAAAGAAGTAGACCAGACTTAAATCCACTATTTACTTTTGCCGTGCCGGGTTACAACATGAGAAACCAAGAGTTAAACGCCGTCTTAGGATTAGAACAATTAAAAAGACTCAACTATAATTGTGACAAAAGACGAGAAAACTTTAAGTCATGGGTTGACTCATTAAATTCAGATAAATTTTTTGTTGATTTTCATCAGAACGGAAATAGTAATTTCGCATTACCATTAGTTTTAAAAGAAAAAGACTTGGAATTGTTTGAAAAATGTTGTATATTATTAGAAGAACAAAATGTAGAATATCGTGTCGGAACTGCTGGTGGTGGTAACCAAGCAAGGCAACCATATTTAGATAAGTATAATTTTATTGCACATGACTTATCAAATGTAGACCACATCCATGATTTTGGTCTGTACATTGGAAACCATCCAGAATTGGTAGATGAAGACATTGTAAATTTATGTAAGGAATTAAATAACTTATGATTGATTTAAACAATAAAAACATATTAGTCACTGGTGCTAATGGTATGATTGGTAAAGAGTTAGTTCGAATACTAAAAGAAGAATATTCTCCAAGATATATAAGTGAAGTTGACTTACCACATTATGATTTAAGAGAAAGATCAACTTGTGAAACAGTATGTGATGGTCAAGAGATTGTTTTTCATTTAGCTGGTATAAAAGGTTCACCACAAAGATGTATGGAATCTCCAGCTTCTTTTAGTGTACCAATGATTCAGTTCAATGCTAATATGATTGAGGCTTCGTACAACGCTAATGTAGATTGGTTTCTATACACAAGTTCTGTTGGTGTTTATCATCCAGCAGAGGTATTTGAAGAAGATGATGTATGGGAGACGTTCCCATCAAAAAACGATTGGTATGCTGGTTGGGCTAAAAGACTAGGTGAAATGAATGTTGGTGCATATATGAAACAATATGATTGGAATAAATGCTCAATAGTAAGACCGGCAAATGTATACGGACCTAATGATAATTTCGGTAAATGGTCAATGGTCGTACCATCATTAATAAAAAAAGCTATGGAGAATGATACTTTATCAGTATGGGGTGATGGTTCACCGATAAGAGATTTAATATATGCTGAAGATGTTGCTCGTGGTATGATACATATGGTAGAAAACCAAGTTACTGAACCAGTTAATCTTGGTAGTGGTACAGGAGTTACTGTAAAAGAAGTAGCAGACATTGTTGCTGGATATTTTAATAAAAAAATAGAATGGGATACTAGTAAACCTATGGGTGATATGAAAAGATTGATGAGTACGAAGAAATCACAGAGTCATGGTTTTACACCCAAAGTTAGTTTAGAACAAGGTATAATAAAAACAATACAATGGTATAAGGAGAATAAAGATGTTTTATAAAAATAAAAAAGTGTTAGTAACTGGTGCTGGTGGTTTACTTGGTTCACAAGTAGCAAAGATGTTAGTTGAACAAGGTGCTACTGTTAGAGCCAGTTACAGAGGTAGAGAAGTTCCGAGTTGGGTTGGAGATGTTGAGTCCGTGAAGGCAGACTTTATGAACATTGAAGATGTTAAAAAATGTGTGAAAGGAATGGACATAGTTTTTGTTTGTTCTGCTAATACATCAGGTGCTGGAGTTATGGCTCACGATCCACTACAACATGTAACGCCTAATTTAATTATGAACTCTACGTTAATGGAAGAGTCCTATAGAGCTGGAGTAGATAGATTTTTCTTTGTTAGTAGTGCAACAACATATCCACCAGCAGACTATCCAATAAAAGAAAATGAGGTTTATAACGGAGAACCTTACAAAACTTACTTTGGTGTTGGTTGGATGAAAAGGTACACAGAAATACTTGGACAATTTTATCAAAGAAATGAAATGATGAAAATAGCTACAGTTAGACCAGCAAACATATATGGTATTCAAGGCGACTTTACTGATGAGACTGGTCATGTGTTACCTGCTCTGATAAGAAGAGCTTTGGAAAAACAAACTCCTTATCAAGTTTGGGGTAATCCTGATGTAGTTAGAGACTTTACACATTCTGTAGATATGGCTCGTGCTTGTCTAGATGTAGTCGAACATTATGCTGTTTGTGATCCTATCAACATTGCCTCTGGTAATTTAGTTACTATAGGAGAAAGTGTTGATTTAATATTAAAATGTGCTGGTCATGATGTTACGCCAGAGTATGATGAAAGTAAACCTGTAACTATTCAGTACAGAGCATTAGATACTACAAAAGCTAAAGAGGTAATTGGTTATGAACCAACAATATCTTTTGAAGATGGTATTCAAGAAACTGTGGATTGGATTAGGGATAACATGTAATATGATAACTAAGGATATGCAAACGACATTGACTTATTTATATGAAAAGCTAGATACAGAATCTAAAGTTTATTATAGTCGTTTTGGAGATGGTGATTTCCAAATCATTAAAGGTGAGCGTGAGATGATGCATAAATATTCGCCAGAACTTGCTGACGAATTGAGGGAATCCTTCGGAATAGTTGATAATAATTACATTCGAGGCACAATGTATAATGAACCTACATATAACGGAAGTCAATTGATAAATCAATCATCTGAAAATTTCAAACATATCCTTGAGATTATTAAAGATAACTTTTCGAATTACAAAGAGTTCGTGTTATATTCTCATGTGTTATTTACATATATAGTTATGCATGAACAAGATATATTTTTAGATTTTATGAACAATTTTATTCGACCAAAAAGAAAACTCTTTATAGGATCTATAAAAAAATCATCAATAGAAAGATTGGTCGGTGATGTTCATTATTGTGTAGCAGTTCCATCAAGAGATGCTTATTACAACATAAATGAATGGTGGCCAGAGGTTTTAGATTGTATTAATGATGTTGAATTAGTTTTACCTTCTGCTGGTATGGCGGGTAGAGTTATTCAAAAAAGATTGTGGAACTTAGATAAGAATATTCATAGTATAGAATTAGGTTCAATGGTTGATGTGGTAGACGATTTAAATACGAGAAGTTGGATGAACAATAAAAAACAAATTATAGATAGGATTTTAATATGAACATATTAATAACAGGTGGTACTGGTTTTGTAGGTAGTCATATGATTGATTACATATTAAAGTATGCTATAAAACCGAATCAAAAATTATATTGTACAAAAAGATGGATGGAAGATACTAAAAATGTTGATCACATCGATGATAAAAGATTTGAATTTATTGATTGTGATTTACTAGACGCTAATAGTATACGAAGGGCAGTGGAAATTTCTAAACCAGAAAAGGTATTTCATTTTGCTGCTCAAAGTTTTCCTGAAGTTAGTTTTAAAATACCTATTATAACACTACAGACAAACACAGTTGGTACTACACATTTATTGGAAGCTATAAAAGAATCAGATTATGATCCTGTAATTGTTAGTGTTTCAACAAGTGAGGTTTATGGTATGCCAGAAGAAGATGAAGTTCCGATTAAAGAAACAAACCCTATTAGAGCTGCTAATCCATACTCAATATCAAAGGTTGGTCATGATTTGATGTCTCAGTATTATTACAAAGCATACGGTATGAAAATTATCGTGACTCGTATGTTTAGTCATGAAGGTGCTCGTAGGGGTAAACAATTTGCTCTATCTTCTTTTGCGTATCAGATTGCTAAAGCTGAAAAACTTGTGGGTGAACAATTTATATATCATGGTAATTTGGATTCAACAAGAACCTATGCTCATATTGACGATGCGATAAGCGCTTATTGGGTGTGTTCTAATAGTCAAAAGTTTGGAGAGGTTTACAATATCGGTGGAGACCAAACTTGTACGGTCGGAGAAGCATTGGATAAGTTAATCAGTATGTCCACGAAGAAAGACCTAATAAAAAAATTAGACAAAGATAGATTAAGACCTACTGATATCACATTACAGATACCAGACACCACCAAGTTCAGACATGAGTTTGCTTGGACACCGATGAAAAATCTAACAAACGTATGTGAGGATTTATTAAAGTATTGGAGAGGTGTTTTGTGATAAACGGTGTGGTAATTAGAGAACAAGATACTTTTACTGATTATAGAGGTGACCTTTATACCATTTGGAAAGATGGTGATTTTGATTTGGAATTCAATCATGATAAAGTCTCTACATCAAGAAAAAATGTTTTGCGTGGGATACACGGTGACCAAAAATCTTGGAAACTAGTAACTTGTCTTTATGGCGAAATATACTTTGTCATCGTAGATAATAGAGAATCTTCAGATACATTTACACAATGGGAATCTATGTTATTAAGTGATAGAAATAAAAGACAAGTTTTATTACCACCAGGTGTTGGTAATGGTTTTTTAGTGATGAGTAATACTTCAGTTTTTCATTATAAATGGTCTTACGAAGGGGAATATCCAGATGTGGATAAACAATTTACGATAAAATGGAATGATCCAATAATAGGAATAGATTGGCCAATACAAAATCCAATTTTATCAAGGAGAGATAAATGAAAATTAGCATAATGTGGATGACTAGAAAAAGGTCACATGAACTAATTTATTCTTTATCATCTTTTATCATGAGAGCAAAAGATAATTCTAATGTGGAATACATAGTTATTTCAGATCCTGATGATGATGACACATACGAGGCTATTGAAAAAATAAATAGAATGTGTTTTGTCGATGATGTAGAAATAAAAAACTTAGTTTCTGATAAAAGATATGGATACGAAGAATTAGAGCAGTATCAAAATATTGTTGGAGAGGTTTTCACTGGCGATTGTTTATTTATAATGAATGATGATGTGGTATGTTTAAATGATGATTGGGATGAAGAAATAAGGAACTCACTAAAACCTCATGTCGAAAATGCAAGATGGATAGGTTTGGCCGGAGTAAATGAAAATTGGAAAGGTTCTACGACTTTTGTGGGTATTAATCGAAAGTGGTATGACATAACAAAAAGAGTTTCAGGAAACAGAGCTACAGATGGTTACATAATGACGCTTGGTAAAAAGTTAGGAATAGAGCCACTAAGACCTAAAGTAGAAATGGTTCACTTACAAAGAGGTAGAGAAACTGTTACATTTGAACGAAACAATAAGAGATATATTACTGGTGGATTACCAGACGATGGTTTAGGTGGATATCCAACTGAAAGTCCAAAACCACCAAAATATTACCACGATCATAATGAGTTCACAAATGACTACACCGATTTTGTAGAGGGTAAAAAAAGATTTGATAAAGACTTCAAAAAATTAAAGGAACACTATGCAAAATAGAAAATACTTACCAACAATTGCAGAATTGATAGATAGGCTTTCTATCATTCAGTTAAAAGAGGTTTTTATTACAGAACATAAAGAAGAGTATGCTAAAGAAATAGAAGATATAGTTCATGATTTGTCGGAGCTTGGTTTGAACGGAGAGATGATAAGAGCAATCATAGTATTGGCTCAAATGAATTTACACATCTGGCATAACGAAACAAAATATAGAGCGGGTGAAGGTGATGGAAATCTTGGTTTGACTCACGGACTAAATGGTATCAGAAATACAGCAAAGAATATTATACAAGACCATGTTGATGATAATAGTAGAAAAGATTATAAGATAGATTGTATCGCTGCTGAGTTCAAAGATTGGGAAGTGTCTTGGTAGAATATGATCCACCACTATGTGTATTTACTTCTGATAAATACATGAGATGTTTACCTATTTGGTGTCACTTATTCAATAAGTATTGGCATAGTTATAGAGAAAAAAATGTGATCATACTTGGTTATTCTATTCCTAAATTTAAGGATTGGGATTTTCCAAATAATATTAAATATTTTTCATTAGGGGAACATCAGCCGGTAGAGAGGTGGTCTAATAAAATCTTAGAGTTCTTACAAGCACAAAAATTTGATCATATTCAGTGGTGCACTGAGGATTCATTCCTATCATCTCCTGTAAATTTTTCAATTTATTTTCAATTGATGAATGAGTTGATAGATCCAACAGTTGGTCGTATTGCTCTTACAAATGATTTTCAAGCAGTGACACGAAACCATTCAGTTATCAAAAAATTACCTGATTTTACTTTACTTGAAGCAAATAAAGATGCTAAAAATAGAATTTGTGGAACATGGTCTGTTTTTTCAAAAGATTGTTTTTTCAAAGTTATAAAACCAAATATGTCACCTTGGGATTTAGAGGATTATGGTAACCCTAATTATGATATTAAAAACAACATTGATTTTAGAATTTTAGGTGCTGGAAATAATTGGCCATTGAGAACCACTTGTGCTATACGAAGCACAGGAAAATATCAAAAAATAAAAATGAAACCTGACGAAAGACCGTTAATGTTACAACCTATAAATGAGGAGGCAGGAAATCACTTTGGATTTTCAAATAGAGAATTTCCTAATGACTCATTGGATGAATTAAAAGAATTAAGATTTATAGACAACAATCATAAAATGATTATAGAAATGGAGATTTGACATGACACTACAACATGGAAATATAAAAACACAAGTTGCTATGGAAAGTTGTCATATTCCTAAAGGTTGGGGTGAAGAAATTATTATAGAAAATAATGAAATGTATTGTGGGAAGATATTAGTTTTTAAAAAAGGATGTAAATTTTCCATGCATTACCACATGAATAAAGATGAGACTTGGTGGATAGAAAAAGGTGAATTTAATTACACTTTCATAGATACTGAGACAGCGTATCCGACAACAATTAAACTAACACCTGGTTGGGTAGTTAGACAATATCCTGGTCAACCACATCAGTTGGAAGCCTTGACTGAGGGTAGGATATTCGAAGTTTCCACACATCATGAAGACTCAGACTCTTATAGAGTATTACCAGGCGATAGTCAAGCGGCAGTATGGGATAGTATTGAAAATTTTAAAAAAGATGAAAAATTAGGAGACAGACACAAATGAAGATATTAGTAGTGGGGGATAGTTGTAAAGACATTTTTATATATGGTAAAGTTAAGAGGTTAACACCAGAAGCACCAGTGCCTGTATTTAATCCAACTAAAGAAAAATCAAATGATGGCATGGCAAAAAATGTTTCCAATAACATTGAAGCATTGAATGTTAATATATGTACAATAACTAATAGAAATAGTATTAAGAAAATTCGTTATGTAGATGATAAGTCAAATCAATTAGTGATAAGAGTTGATGAACATGATTACTGTAGGAGAATACAAACGGATGTGTTGACACAGATAAAGGACAATCATTGTAAACCACATTTCAATGACATCACAAAAGTTGATGCTATTGTTATTTCTGATTATGATAAGGGTTTTTTAGAGGAAGAAGATATTAAATACATATGTGAAAATAACAAAAATGTTTTTATTGATACTAAAAAGAAAATGGGCGATTGGATAGTAGATGCCGATTTTTTAAAAATAAATGATTTAGAATTTGAACAAAATAAAGAGTTTTTTGAATCATCAAAAGTTATGTTAGACAAGACAATAATAACGAGAGGTAGAGAGGGTTGTATATACAAAGGTAAGGTCTATCCAACTGATGATGTGCCAGTCAAAGATATATCTGGAGCTGGTGATACTTTTCTTGCTGGGTTAGTAGTGGAGTATGTAAGGAGTAATAACATAGAAAAGGCAATAGACTATGCTCAGGAATGCACAAAGATAGTTGTACAAAAACATGGTGTGTCTACTATTTAAGTTTATATTTATATATATATGAAAGGGTTATAAATGTATAAAAAAGTTTTAGCTTTAGCACCACATACAGATGATGTCGAACTAGGATGTGGTGGGTACTTATCTAAATTAACGAAGAATAAAGTTGTTGTGGATGTGATTGCTTTTTCTGAAGCACAACCTTTATCTGTTGGTGATCCTGTACAAGAATTTGAAAATGCCATGGAAATCATAGGGGTTAATAAAACAGATTTCTTAGGTTACAGACCAAGATATTTTCATGAAAGAAGACAGGATATTTTAGAGTATCTTTGGAGCACAAATAAAAAAGATAACTATGATTTGGTTTTGTGTCCATCATCACATGACCACCACCAAGACCATCAAGTTATATATGAAGAGTGTTTTCGTGCATTTAAAAAGACAAGTATATTTGGTTATGAGATGCCTTGGAACAATAGAACTTTTTCAACAGATATTTTTGTAAAATTGACAAAAGAAAATTTGGATGAAAAATTTAAAATGTTAGATTGTTATAAAACTCAAGGTGAGAGAGCTTTCATGAATAAAAATTATATTTTTGACATGGCTAGAACAAGGGGTTTACAAATAGACTCTGAGTTTGCAGAGTGTTATGAAGCAATAAGGGTGGTTCTATGAGTAAAAACGTAGTTTTTTGGGTTGGGGTAAAGAACCAACATTATTCAGAGAAATATGGTGGATGGGAATGGATGGATATTAGTCGTAAGACTTGGGAGTATTGGTGTAAAAAACATGATGTAATATTCTTTCCTTTTGAAAAACCAATTAATAATGATTTAGTAAACTATAGAATTAATTGGCAAAAATCAATATATTGTTTTGATTTGTTGGACGAGGCTGGTATTGATTATGACCAAATATTTTTAGTAGATGCCACTTGTATGGTCAAATGGGACATGCCGAATATATTTGAGTTAACAGATAACAAGTTTACTGCTTGGAGAGAAACAGATAATTTAAATTGGGTTTACGATAGTGTAAGGGGTTACGAAGAATTCTTTTCTTATAAACTAAATAAACACAACTATTTTAGTTCTGGTGTAATTATTTTTAACAAATCACATAAGGATATGTTTTTAGATTTTAAAGATTTGTATCTTAACAACACCGAAGAGTTTGTAGAGTTGCAAGATAAAACTGTTCGTAAGGGTACAGAGCAAACACCTTTAAATTATTGGGTTCAGAAAAATAATGTAGAACTTAATTTAGATTTACCTTTCAGTTATAAGTTAACTCACATGCATCGTAAAGATATGTTTAAACCTAATTGGCAACTAAATGAGGATTCGACACCGTTCTTTATTAAATATGGTTACAATTGGGTTTTTAATGGCATACCAAAAAATCAAAGAACTGAAGTGATGTCTCAAACTTGGGGGTTTGTAAAAGATAACTATGATGAGGATTATTTTCTTAATAGAGTTGTCCATAAAGATAAGTGGTGTAAAACAACATCAAGAAAATTCAAAGAAGATGTGCTTAGAATTTTTAGAGATAGAAAAATGGACAATTGTATAGAAATAGGTTCGTGTAGAGGTGATACTACAAGAGTGTTGTCTGAGTGTTTCAAAAAAGTATATTCATTTGAACAATCATCGGATAACATAACTTATATAAAAGAAAGGTGTTCTGATGTAGACAATGTAGAAATAAGTCAAGCCGATGTGTATGACTCAAACTTTGAAATACCAGATGTTAATGTAGCATTTATTGACGCCGGTCATTCAACTGAATTAGTAAAAAAAGATATCAGTAGATTTCTAAATAAAAATCCAAATATGGTTTTAGTATTTGATGATTATGGGCAAAAAGATGAATCTATAAAGAAAGCTATTCTTGAGACTGGTGTAAAGGTAAGTAGACATATTGGTGAATATAATGGATTTAAGTTCAACAGAATTAACGGAGAAGAAGTTACCATGATTGGTAGAGAAGGAGTTATTTGTAACTTATGAAGAATGTAGTTTTTATAGTAGACATAACTTTAAAAGGTTCACAAAGAGAGGTTGGTAGATGGGCTGAAACTCGTAGTGATCCTTATGTGTTTTGTACGAAAGCTTGGAAGAAATGGTGCGATAAAAATGGTTGTGAGTTATTTGTGTTGAATGAAGAGGTCTTACCACACAGTACGATGCCTGTTTCTTGGCAAAGATATTATGTTTTTGATTTATTAGAGGCAAGCGGTATCGAGTACGACCAAATTTTATATGTTGATGCTGATACTATACCACATCCTGATTGTCCTAATGTATTCGAGATGAGTGATAGGAAGTTTTGCTTCGTTCACAATGAAGGTAGTTATGATTGGATTTTAAGAAGTATTGAGAATTATGGTAAATATTTTTTTGATGGGTATATGATACCTTGGACAGACTATTTTGATTCTGGTATGTTAATATTCAATAAACAACACAAACAATTTTTTCAAAAAATAATAGAGTTTTTTCATGATAATAGAGAAAACTTGTTAAAGGTAGAGAGTGAGTGGCACGCTGGTACAGACCAAACTCCTGTTAATTTTTTGACTCACATCTTGAACATTGACTATAAGAGGTTACCATATGAATTCAATATGTGTGATATGTTCAGAAAAGAAATATTAAATAATGATATGACTTTTACAAAATGGGGTTGGATATATCAGTATAATAGCATTCCAAACAATGTAGAAGACAGACTAACTTTTCATTGGATGGAAAAAACGTATAATCTTTTATGGAAAGGAAAGTGATGGCTCAAGGTATAACGATAAACGAAAATTGTGTTAACCTAATAAAAAGATTATTACCGAATGGTGGAACTATATTGGAGTTCGGTAGTGGTGAAGGGACGACTTGGTTATCCGATGCTGGATATACAATGTTTTCTGTTGAGAATCAAAAAGAGTGGATGGATAAGTTTCCAAATCATACGACATACATAAATTGTAGAATTAAATATTATGATTCAGAATATCTTGCTCCTAATAATATATTTGACCAAAAAGGTTGGTATCATCCTGATGATTTATTTCCTAACTTACCTAATGACTATGATTTAATTTTAGTCGATGGTCCTGGAAGTGCATGGGGAAGGGCTGGTTTTTTTAAACATATAGATAAGTTTAATACTGATGTGCCTATGGTTTTTGATGACATACATAGAACACAAGATTCAGATGTAATGGAAAGTGTATCTGAATATGTTAGTAGAGAGTATGAGGTGATAGACATTTTTACTGGAGTGATATATGGCAAATCTTAGTAGAACATATGTAATCGGAACTCATGTAATGTGGTTTGAGATAGAAATGTATTCTGATTTTATAGATGGGATGATAAATCTTTTACAAACGGTAGAGAATAAAGAAAATGTAACAATAGATTTATGTCTAAATTTACTTCAACATTTTGAAGAAGTTGATACTGATAAAATTAAAAAACATGAGATATTCGTAAAGTTTAAAAGAGGAATTGCTAAATTAGAAGAGTTAGGTTATTGGGTTAACTTTGAAATAAAAGACGATGATGAATTTTATTTTCATGCCGATTATAGACGAGACTTAAATTACAACTATTGTAAAAAAGTAGATTATGTTATGTGGGGTGAAACAGATAGTTTCTTTCCACGAGAGGCATTTCAAGTGATAGAGTCATTAGCTAAATATACAGATGAACAAAACATTCACAGATATTTACTAAGTTTTTCAGATAGAAAGATGTGGGATGCTAGTTGGGATCCGTTAGTACACAATGATTATGTGAACTTACAATTCATAGATGATGACAAAGGACATTTGAATCCTAATCAAGCTAAGTCACCTATGTCAATTGAAAAAATGAATGAAATAAACAGTAAGGCTGAAGAGTTCGATTTTTCATACATTCAACATCCAAAAATAAGTGGTGCTTGTTTAGTATTATCATCAGATTTAATAAAATCTGGTGTAAATATCCCACCTTGTTTATTATATAACGATGATGAGGGTTTGTCAATAATGGCACATAAGTTACTTGGAGATAAATACATTCAGTTTGTAGTTAAAAATGTATTACATGTTCATGCTAGAAGACACCCTCAAAAGAGAATGTATGTTAAAGGTGAAGATAATCCTTATTCTTTTATCGGAGATAAAAATGATAATTTTCAAAAGTTTTTAAGTATGTCAAAACAAAACATACAAACTCTTGTTACAGAACAAGGTAAATTTAAAGAATATAATGATTTAAAAAAGTTATTGGAGTCAAAATGAAGAGAGTATTAATTACAGGTATTAATGGAATGGATGGAAGTCACCTTGCCGATTTTCTTTTAGAAAAAGGATATGAAGTGTACGGTATGGAAAGAAGGACATCAAGTCCAAATAGAACAAATACTAAACACTTAGAAGGCAAGATAACATTTGTAAATGGTGACTTGACAGACCAAAATTCATTGGTAAGATGTTTAAGAGAATCAAATCCAGATGAAGTTTACAACCTTGCTGCCCAATCTTTCGTTGGTGAAAGTTGGAATACACCTGAACAAACAGGTGATGTTACAGGTCTTGGTGCTTTGAGAATGCTAGAGGCAATAAGAGAGTATGGAAAAGAGATTAGGTTTTATCAAGCGTCAACCTCAGAGCTTTATGGTAGAATGATTGAAAACCCAGCAAACGAAAACACACCTTTTTATCCTCGTTCACCTTATGGAGTTGCTAAACTATATGGGCATTGGATTACTAAAAATTATAGAGAGTCTTATGATATGTTTAATGTAAGTGGTATCTTATTTAACCATGAGTCAGAAAGACGAGGTATTGAGTTTGTAACTCGTAAGATTACAGATGGTGTTGCTCGTATTAAGTTAGGGTTGTCGGATAATTTAACTTTAGGTAACTTAGATAGTAAAAGAGATTGGGGATATTCACCTGATTACGTTAAGTCAATGTGGTTGATGTTACAACAAGATGAACCAGACGATTATGTTATTGCTACAGGAGTTGAACATTCTATAAGAGATTTCTTGGATTGCGCTTTCGATTACATAGGTGTTTCTGATTGGTCTAAATATGTTTTACAAGATGAAAGATATATGCGACCAGCAGAGGTTGCTGTATTATGTGGTGATTCATCGAAAGCTCGTGAAGTTATAGGATGGAAACCAGAGACTTCTTTTGAACAGATGGTTTTCAATATGGTAGGTAACGATATAAAGTTATTAGGATGATAAAAGTAAAGTTAACAGATTCAAGTAATATGAAATGTTTTAGTGGGTTAATTCACACTAAAGATTTATTAAGAGATTACAGTATAGAGATAACAGATTCGGATGATTACGATTACGAGTTTGTTCACGCGGATGAGTTTGTTAATTTGTCCTTACCACTACAAGAAAGCATAGATAGGGGTATAGATAACCTAAGTAAAAAGTCTGGTGATTACTTTTTGTTTCACGGTGGAGATTCCACCTCTATAATGGGAGCATATGAAGTGTTCATAGAATCTGAAGCTAAATTTCTTTTTAAAAAACAACTTCTATCTCAAGATGACTATAAGAACAAAACTACCATAAATAAATGGTTCTTCGGAAACGGTTCAGATTTAGATAAAGGTTATGATATATCGGATAATGTTTATGATAGAATAAAACTCACTGGTTATAATGTTGCTCATAACTGGCCTCACTTACAACAGATGCAGGTTGGTAATGTGGATAGAGATGTAGATGTGTGTGCTATATATCAAGGTATATTGGATAATGGTAATATGGATCACGAGTTGAGAACTGATGTGTTGTATACTAAACATAGAAAAACAGCTTGGGATATACTTGATAATTTGAATGATAAATATAATGTAGTAAAAGGTCAATCAACTCCACAACAATTTGTTGAAGTGATGAAAAGGTCAAAGGTAGGATTATCTCCATTTGGTATGGGAGAGTTATGTTACAGAGACTTAGAGTTAATTCAATGGGGTTGTTTGTTAGTCAAACCTGACATGAGTAAAGTTCTAACAGAGCCAGACTTTTTTAAACCAATGGAGACCTATGTGCCAGTAAAAACCGATTGGTCAGATTTAAATGAGACGATAGAAAAAGTTCTTGCTAATTTTAAAGATTATCAGTATATTATAGACAATGCTAGAAACAAAGTGGTTGAGATGTATTCTTATCAAAATGTTTGTATGTATTGGTATAACTTTTTCGCTAATATGAGTGGAGTAGAAAATGCATAAAATAACATCAGTAATTCCAACTTATAATAATTTACCTTTTTTAAAATTAACAGTACAATCAATTAGACAGAATTGTTATTACAGTGATATGCCGATTTTCATATTTGCAGAAAATTGTACTGATGGTACTAACGAATGGTTGGCAAAAAGTGCCGATAAACTTAAATTACAATACTATATAGAAACCGACAATGTAGAACAAAGAGGTATTGGCGGTGGTATTGATTTATGTGTTAGTCAAGTAAAGACTGAGTTCGTAAATATATTACACTCAGATTTTTGGTTAGCTCCTAATCAAGATATTGAATTACTTAAACTTTACGATGATGTAAAACCAAGTGAAAGATTGATTGCTTCTTCATTTAGAATACAACCAAATATATTTCCAAATGATCCTCCTTATAGACCAGGTACTGTGTTCGTTGACTTTGACGAGTTTGGTGCTCACGATGATGAATTTGAATCTGAATACTTTGATAGATGGGCTACAGAATTTTCAAAAGACAACGATATTCATGTTAGGAAAGCTGGTGGTGCTGGATATTTCTGTAGGGTAGAAGACCACATCCATATTGGTGGTAATGATCCTCGTTTTGAACCAATGTATTGGGAAGACAAAGACCTTTTTATGAGAATGCAGATGGAAGATTACAAATTTATAATGACAAGTAAATCAGTTATCTGGCATTTTACATCAAGGACTTCAAGGTTTCCTGATGGTACAAAGGAGTTGGATAATAATAAAAGACCACCTCATTTAGTTGAGTGGGAAAGAAGAGCAACACAAAGATTTATAGAGAAATGGGGTAGACTACCACAAGAGGATGAGGAGTCGTTTGTAGTACCCATTACAGGAACAAATAACCCAAATAGAATAGAGTGGCCGTTTTGAGTAGAACATTATTAGTAATTACAACGTATAACCAGTCTAAATATACTAGATTATGTTTTGAGTCTTTAAAAACAATTGAAAAAGATGTTGATGTTTTAGTAGTTGATGATTGTAGCACAGACAACACAGTTGAACTTTGTAAAGAGTATGGTCATGAAGTTATTACTAAACCAGAAGGCATGGGACTAACCGACTCTTGGAACAGAGGTTACTATGAATTTAAACAAAGGTGGTTTGCAAATGAAAGTGGTATGGATGATAATTACGACTATTTAATACTTGCTAACAATGACATATTAATACCTAATGGTTCTATTACTGAACTTAAGAAAACATTTCAAAAGTGGCCTTTTAGTTTGGTCGTTCCAACATCAACAGCATATGGAGTTGGTCATAATGTAGAGCAATCTATTCTAAATTATTACAATGGATTATCTGTGGATAACCCAAATGACTATCAGAACATTCAAAACGCTATTTTCAATATAAAAGATGAATTGAAAAAATCTAATAACATATATCAACTTGATCCTACAAGAATGAAAATGTTCAATGGATTCTTTTTTATGATGAACAGAAATATTATAAACTATCAGCACTCTGACAAAGAATTGTTTGAACCAAAATATATAATGACTAAGAATGAGGATGAATTTAATTGGGCAAAATTAATACCAAACGATGATTTTGCTGCCTTATGTAAAACATCTTTCGTATTTCATTATAAGGGTGTATCTACGTTTGATGTTTTTGAAAACTATGGTAAGATATCAAATGATGTTCCTGAGTGGAAAAAGCAAAGGGAATTGCGTGGTGGATAGGATAACCTACGATAATTTTCTGTTTGATTTTAGGTCAATAGTCGTACAATGGTTTGAAGATGATAACATACTACCGTCAGGTGGATTAGAACGTTTACACTTTCATAAAGTTTATGATTTGTTTGAAAGGAAAAATGACCAATCAACTATCTGGCATAAATGTTTTTATGATAAAATAAGAACAGATAATAGATTTGACCACGAATACATGTCATTTTTATCTCAGTATATTAAACCAAGATTCAATGATAAAATAGTATATCAAAAGATACCAACACTCAGAGTTCACTTACCGAATAATGTTTCTGTTGGTGAGTTCCATAAAGATAAGCACTACCGAGATAAAAATTGGGCTGAAAAAGTACAAGAGTTAAATTACTTTGTACCTTTAACTAAAGCATATGGGACTAATACAATATGGGCTGAGACAGAGGAGGATAAAGGTGATTTTCAAGAAATAACTGCTAATTATGGTGAATGTGTAGAATGGAGTGCTAGTAAATTAACCCACGGTAATAAACAAAACTTAACATCAATAACAAGAGTTAGTTTTGATTTTAGAGTTGTACCCAAGTCAAGGTATATAGAGAGTGATCATTTAACAATTAACACTAAGATACCATTTGGTATCGGTGGATATTATGAGGTTATGTAATGAGTGAAAAAGTAATAAGTTTTATACAACCAAGTAGAAACAACCTAAAGTATTTAAAGTGGAGTTATAATTCCATCAGAAAGAATCTTGGATATAGACATGAGATTTGTTGGGCTGATGATTTCTCTGATGATGGAACTTGGGAATGGATGCAAGAGATTGCTGAGAAAGACGGCAATATAAAAATACATCGTAATGAAGGACCTAAAAGGTTAGGTCATACGATACTTTACGATAAATTAGTTGATATGGCTAGTAATGATATTGTGATGATTTATCATGCTGATATGTATGCTTGTCCTGGTTTAGATGAAGAAGTTCTCAAACATTTAGAACGAGGTAAAGTAGTATCTGCTACGAGAATAGAACCACCACTACATCCTGATGGTCCTGAAAAGATACTACAAGACTTTGGTATAGAACCTGAAGAGTTTAATGAGTTAGGTTTGTTAAAGTTTCTTGATGAGGATAAACAAGGTGAAGATAAAGTTACAGATGGTATCTTTGCACCTTGGGCGATATACAAAGAAGACTTCCAATCTATCGGTGGACACGACCCGTTGTATGCCCCACAATCCAAAGAAGACTCGGATATATTCAATAGATTTCAATTGGCTGGATACGAAACGATACAGACCTGGCAAGGATTCGTATATCATATGACTTGTAGAGGTAGTAGATTTAAAGATGGTGCTATGAGAAACCCAGCAGGTCAAGTCTTTATGAAAGGTAGAGAATCATCAGAGTGGTTAGCTCAGAATCTTAGGTCTACTCGTAACTTTATTCGTAAGTGGGGACATATGGTTAAACATGATGAGTATTTGAAACCAATAGTTCCACCTAAATATAAAGTATATTTTAAGGCTTATAATTGTAATCTTGATTTACTAAGAGAATTAGAACCTTGGTGTGATATGATATTTTTAGACTCAGGTGCTATAGGAAAATATGTTCATCAATACCGAGTCGAGGAACAACCTAACACTCAGTTTAATTTAGATAAACGAATAAAGATGTATGGTTGGAGTGAGATTACTGATAAAGAGGCTGTCGTAGTTGAGTTTGATTGTCAAAAACTAACACCAGATAATTTTCAAATAATAGTAAATCTATCAGAAATAATTCAAGAGAGTGGAGAGTTGGGGGTGATGGAACTTGATATATTTAAATTTCATATCAACTCTTTGGAAACATATGAAAAAAACTTAGTCGTTTGTAAGACTAATTAACTATTTATAAGTGTAATATGGGGTTATAATGGAAAATAAATTAGGTTCTTATATCAATAACTTGATGACCACGATAGTAGATAAAGAAGAAAGATTTTTTGTCAGAAAGCTAGCCTTCAATGAATTGACTAGCTTAGAAAAAGACATCACCGGTTTTATATTTGAATATATAGATGAAATGGAAGATGGTCCTTGGAATGACAAGAATGAAAACAAAAACCAAACAGAACTTAAATTTGGAGACAAAAATGAAAATAAGTAATGAAGCATCAGTAGAGTTAAAAAAACTTAGAGCTGCTCTTGATGATATGTACGATAAGTTAAACGTATCTTTATACAAAAAAAATCTTGGTGCTAAGGTAAGTTACTCAGAGGTAAAACCCTTTGATTCTGTATCAGAGAACTTCGAGTACATTTCAAAAATAGTCAGAGATTTACAAGACTCTGAAAAAATCGGAGATTAACATGGCAAACGACCACGCTAAAGACAGATACGATCCACCAAAAGTTGGTAGTGATTTTGACAAAGAATACTTTGGTGATGTAAACATTGGAGAAGTATTTAGACTTTTTCCTCAAAATGATGCCAAGAGATTTCGTAAAGTTAAAGACAGAGTTGCTGTAGATATAAGTGATATGAAAGAAGTGATTTTGGAAGAAAAAGACGAAATCTATGTCAAGTCGTAACTTTCAAAAACCGATAAGAATCAAAGGTAAGAAACTCGTTCTTACCAAGAAGATGATTGAAGATGCTCAATCTCAAACCAAATCTAACATGGCAGCTGCTCGTTGGTTAGGTGTAAGTTACTTAACTTACCGTAAGTATGCTAAAACATATGGTTTGTTTGAGGGGCATCTAAATCCATCAGGTGTCGGTATTAAAAAAGGTTATGGTAGGTGGATAAAATCACTTGACCAAATTCTTGATGGTACTAAAAAGTATCGTATGAGAGCTGGATACATAAAGAAACGACTACTTAAAGATAAGTGGGTTGAGGAAGAATGTAGCTCTTGTGGATACAATGAAATCATAATAAATAAAGAATCAGTTGCTCTTCGTTTAGATTATGTAGATGGAGACGTAACAAATAACACATTAGAAAATCTGAGATTATTATGTCCTAATTGTTTCCTTTCACACAACGGACATATGCCATCGTCAGAGAGGTTTTATAAATGAAGCAAAAAGCAATGTTAATTAAAGACTTTTATAACGACAAAGGTGCTTTACATCGCGGAGATACAGTTGTCATAGAAGAAAATGTGAGTAATGGTTTAGTTAGAATTACCACCAGCACAGGTGCCATCTATACAATACCAAGACATATTCTTAAATTAATTCCTTGACAAGTTCTATTTTTCTTCGTATATTAATATTATGAAGAAAGTAATTAATTGTACAAAAGAACACAACCCTATTATAAACAAAAAACTTCGTGAGGTATCAGTTGAAGAAGGACTATCTATCGCAACAGAATTATTTCAGATACTTAACAAAAGAGGGGACGGTATTGGGTTGGCAGCTAATCAAGTGGGA